TTCTTGGAGAGTACGCAGATTTAGCAGCCTTACAAGCAGAACATCCAACTGGAAGTCCTGGAGATTCATATTTAGTTGACTCTGGCGACCTTTATGTGTGGTCTGCGAACACATCGCAATGGGTAAATGTTGGTAATATTGAGGGACCGACTGGTCCTACGGGAGCAACTGGTGAAACAGGTCCTACTGGTCCCGCCGGCGCTGCCTCAGACGCTGGTCTTGCTACTTCTTGGTGGTTAGGAGTCTAACGTGGCTGCAATTGAACGCTTAGCGATTGTCAACCCTTCTGCTAACACCGCAAACACCGCTTTTACAAGCGACAGTACTTTTCTTATTTCTGTGATTGCAACAAACAAATCAACAACAGAAAACGCTCTTATCTCCGTATGGGTTGCGCCTTTAGGTGTTGACTCAGAGGGTGGACGTGGCTATGTTGCTAATAATCTTCCACTAAGCGTTTCTAATACTTATGAGACTATTCGCTTTCCTGTTATTAACACAGACCAAGTCCGTGTTCAGGCAAGCACCGCAAATGTCTCCTTCATAATTGCTGGTATTGACCAGTTGGATGTGTGAGGTTAGGTAAAAATGCCAGGATACGCTAGAGCAACAGGAGCGGATGTAGACGGAATAATTGCTACAACTACAGTCAGAAATGTAGGAGATTCGGAGCAATTACTTTATACCGCTACCAAGAAGTCAATTGTGACCTCAATCAAGGTAGCCAATAAAACTGGTGGAATTCTTCCTGTTTCCGTATACGCCAAGCGCACAGTTACAGCCTCTGTAAGCCTCAAGTCTTTGACCTCAAACGTGGCAACATTAACAACTTCATCAGCCCACGGGCTTTTTGTTGGCGATTCAGTCACAGTTGCAGGCGTAGATGGCACCTTTAATGGCACATATACAATTACAGCAGTGCCTTCAACCGTATCTTTTAGATATGCCAAGACTGGTTCTAACGTAGCCTCAGCCGCAGTAAGTCCTGTAGGAACAGTAACCAATACAGCCGCTACTTTTTATTTAGTAAAAGACCTTAGAGTTGACAATGGAGATAGAGCAGAGATTATTGATAACCCATTCTCTGTTGTTGCAACAGATAGTTTGTATGCTATCGCAGGAGTAGAAAACGCCTTTGATGTGGTACTATCTATCCAGGAAGGTGTAAACTAGTATGGCAGATGACGTTCCATCAATTGACGACATTGCTAATAAGACCTTTTATGGTTTTAAGTACAATGTTGATACTGGTCGTTTGACAGTAGAAAAAATCAACGACGGAAGCCCTGTTCGTTTGCCAGATGTACAACTTCTGCGTGAAGATGACTATAAGCATTGGTTATGGACACGCAACACATTAGAATTTGATTGGAATTCAAACGACTTAACCCGCCTACTGTTGGAGGTAGTGTAAAACATGACACAAATCATTGATTTGGGAAAACTTCGCTTTTATTGGGCGGGAGAATATAACTCAGCAACCGTTTACGAGGTAAACGATGTAGTCAAGTACGGTGGTAACGTTTACGTTTACACCTATACATTGTCCGAAGCAGGTAACACTCCAACTGACACTAACTACTGGGCACTAATGATTTCTGGCCTCCAGTTTGAGGGCGAGTATGACGATACAGAAACATACCAGGTAGGCGATGGAGTTGCCTATGGTGGTATTGTTTATATTGCCATTGCTGATACAACTGGCAATGAGCCACCAAATGCTACTTACTGGTCACAGTTCGCAGATGGTATTCAATATGAAGGCACATATTCAGGTGCCACTGCATATCAACCTAACGACGTTGTTAAGTATGGAGCAAAGGCATATATTGCGAAACTAGCAACTACTGGAAATCTTCCAACAAATGCAACATATTGGGATATGTTAGTTGATGGCATTAGCGCAGAGGGTGTTTATAACTCTGGTACTGCTTATACTCCTGGAGACCTTGTTGCATATGGTGCAAACATTTATATCTGTACTACAGCAAGCACAGGAAATCTTCCAACCAACGCATCATACTTTACTGAGTTTATTTCTTCAGTTCAAAGTGCTGGTGTCTGGTCTAGCGCAACAACTTATTATTTAGGTGACCTTGTTACTTATGGTGGCAACACATATGTTGCTCTTCGTGAGACTATCAACGATACACCTGACACAGCAACATCAGACTGGCAAGTATTCCTTGAGGGTGTAAATCCACGAGGTGCTTGGACAACATCTACAACTTATTACATCAATGACATTGTTACCCGTGGTGGCTCTACTTATCGTGCTCTAGTTCGTCATGCTTCTGGTGGAAGTTTTGCTACTGACTTGGCTGCTACCAAGTGGGAGAAGTATAACTCTGGTATTCGCTGGAGAGGCGAATGGGCAGCATCAACAGCATATTTGATTGATGACCTTGTATATAACGGTGTAAGCACATACATTGCTACTGCTGATTTTACTTCAGATGCTACAGATTTTGACAACGATACCTATTGGGATTTGCTCTCACTTGGTGCTGACACACTTCCTGCTCAACTAAACAATGAAGGTAAATTCCTTTCTACAAATGGAACTACTGCTGTTTGGGCTGATAGTGGAACTTTAGAATCTTTGACTGTTGGAGATGGTCTTGAAGTAAATGGAGATGTTTTATCTCATGGAGATGTTGAAATTACTTCAAGAACTGTGAACGTTGTAAATAAAATTTTAACAAATAACGTTGTAACACTTACTACAGATGAGAACCATTATTTTGATAATGGTGATGTTGTAGTTGTTGCTGGAGTAACTGATTTCAACGGAACATATACAATTACTGGAACACCCACAGATACTACTTTTACATACGCAAAAGTAGCCTCGAATGTTGGCTCTACTGTTGTAAGTGGAGGAACCGCAGAGGTAACTGGAAACCTATCAACTGAAGGAACTCTTGATGTAGACGGAGCCGCAAACGTAGGCGGAGCGCTAGCAGTTACTGGAGATTTGTCTACTGATGGTGACTTGTATGTTGGAGATGGCGCCGCTGCGGCAGAAACTAGCCTTGCTCTAACTGACACAATTGCGGTAGGTGTTGGAGACTCTGATGCTTTCGTACAGTTCTCTATCCACAACCAGAACGCTGGAAACGCTGCTTCTACAGACTTTATTGCTTATGCTGACAATGGTGACAATGACAATGGCTGGGTTGATATGGGTATCACCTCAAGCACATTTGATGATGCTACCTATGGAATTACTGGACCTAATGATGGTTACATCTTTATGTCTGCTCCTGCTCCAACGGCTGCAAACGTATCAAATAAGGCTTTGACAAATAACGTAGCAACGCTTACAACAAGTGCTGCACACGGATTCTCTAACGGAGATGAAGTTGTTATTGCTGGAGTAGATGCTACATTCAATGGAACTTTTACAGTTGCTACAACCCCCACTTCTACTACTTTTACATACGCAAAAACAGCCGCAAACGTTGGCTCTGCTGTTGTAAGTCCTGTTGGAACTGCTACTCGCTATACAGGTGAAGGTAACTTGGTATTAGCAACAGATGCAACTGGTTCAGCAAATAAGATTGTTTTTGCTGCTGGAGGTCTTGACTCAGGCAATGAGCAGATGAGCATTGTTCCTGACCAGAATGTTCACATTGAGATTGCTACTGCTTCTACAAACGCAACAACTGGTGCTTTGACTGTTGTTGGTGGTATTGGAAGCAACGGAGATATTTCAATCAACGGAACATTCCGTTCTGAAGACCCAATCTTTGTTGGAAGTGGCGCTGAAGCATTTGAGTCAAGTGCAACATTGACAGATGCAATGATGGTAATTAATAAGGCTGATAACACAGCAACAAGTTCCTTCTCACAGATTGCCTTCCGTAACGCAGACTCAACATCTTCAACCGACATCATTGCCTATATGGATAATGGCAATGACGCAAACGGTTGGGTTGGTATGGGTATTACTGGCTCACTCTTTGATGATGCCACATACGGAATTACAAACCCTGGCGATGGATATATCTTCCATGAAACAAGAAGCAATGCTTATACAGGAAATCTTGTATTAGCAACTGGCGGTACTGGTTCTGACAACAAAATTATTTTTGCAGCAGGTGGTTTTGCTTCTGGTCTAACTCAAATGGAAATTACACCTGGAGTAAACGTACACATTGAAATCAACACACCTTCAACATCTCCTACAACTGGTGCGCTCACCGTTGTTGGTGGTGTAGGTATCCAAGGTGACTTGAACATTCAAGGTAATGTTGATATTGAAGGTACTATCGTATTTGGTGGTGGTGGAACAACTGTAGAGACTTCAAACTTGGCAGTTACCGACCCATTCGTATTCATTGGTTCTGGAAACCAAGCAGATACTGTTGACCTAGGATTTATTGTTGAGCACACCGTAAACGTCTCAGCAATTACCGCAACTGTAACAAATAAGTCGCTTACAAATAACGTAGCAACTCTTACAACTTCTGCTGCTCACAACTATCGTGTTGGTGACGTTGTAGTTGTTTCAGGAGTTGATGCAACATTTGATGGTACATACGCAATTACTTCTGTACCAACAAGTACAACATTTACATATGCTAGGACAGCCGCAAACGTTGCTTCACAGGCTGATACTGGTGGAACTGATGTTCAGAAGCGTCGTGTTTATGACGGTATTGTTCGTGATGCTACAGATAACGTAATCAAGTTCTTCCAGAACCTTGTAGTCAAGCCAACTTCAACTGTTGACTTTGCTGAGGCTGGAATTACCTATGCTGACATCAAGGTAGATGACATTGATGCTGATGCAATTACCGCAACTGGCAACCTAACAATTGCTACAAACAAGTTGACTGTAAACGCTTCAAGCGGTGCTGTAAGCATAAATGATGCGCTGACTGTAGGCGGGCTTGCTACTTTCAATGGTGGATTTAGCACATCTAACACAGCAACATTTACTGGTGGCGCAGCGTTTAGCGGAACTACAGATGTTCAGGAACTTCGTGAGCAGGTAGTCAACCCAAGCATTGCCTCTAACGCAGCAACTCTTGACTGGTCTACTGGAAACATTTTCTATACAGATGCTTCAGGTGCTGGTGCAAACATTACCTACAACGTAACAAACGTACCTACAGATGTAAATAAAATTATGACTATCAACATTTTCCAAGTTCAAGGTTCTACAGGAAGAATTCCTGGAACTTTCCAAATTGGTGGTGTTTCACAGACAATCAAGTGGGTTGGTGGAAGCGCTCCAACTCCAACATCATCTTCTGGTAAGATTGACGTATTCTCATTCACAATGCATCGTCTTGCTGCTGGAACTTGGAACGTCTACGGCTCATCTTCACTCAACTTCTAATAGGCTAAAGGGATAAATAAAAATGCCATTTATAAGTAGCGTAAGAGGTTCTTACGGACCTCAAGGTAGATTTGGTAGAGTTGCAACACTAGCAACGTCAACTGGTGGAACAATTACAACCGCTGGTGGGTACCGTATTCATACTTTTTCGCTTGCTGAGAGTGGTACTTCATTTACAGCAAGTGCTGTTGGAAATGTAGAGTATTTAGTTCTTGCTGGTGGTGGTTCTGGAGGAAATACTTTTGCAAATCAAACTGGTACTGGTGGCGGTGGTGGTGCTGGAGGAATGAGAACAGGAAGTTTATCTGTAAATGCTACTGGATACACAATCACTGTAGGTGCTGGTGCTAACTTAAAAGGAGATGGCACTGGACTAACTCAAACGAGTGGCAGTTCTATTAGAGGCGCTCAGGGGCAAAACTCTATTTTTTCAAATATAACTTCTACTGGTGGTGGCGGTGGAGGAGCAGATGACCAAGCAAATGGGCAAAATGGTGGTTCAGGTGGTGGTGGTGCTAGTTCTACTGGCGGAAATGCTAGTGGCGCTGCTGGAGAAGGAAATAAAGGTGGCGACTTTGTAGCAATTGCTAATGGTCGTGGCGCTGGTGGCGGTGGTGCTGGTGCTCGTGGAAGAAATGGTGGAGAAGACAGTTCTAATCAGAATGGAAATGGTGGCGCTGGTTTAGCATCTTCAATTTCTGGTTCATCTACTACCTATGCAGGTGGGGGTGGCTCTAGTGGACAAAACACTGCAAACGGTGGCGGAAGTTTTGGAAATGGTGGAACTGGCGGTGGAGGTGCTGGAAGTCCTCATAAAATTCAAGGAGGCGGCAATACAACTATAGCGCAAAATGGAACTAATGGCTTAGGTTCTTCAACTGCTGGTGCAGGTGGTTCAGGAGTAGTAATTATTCGTTATCCAATTTAGGAAAAAAATGCCATTTTTTAAAACGACGTACAACATACTTACAAAACCTTGGGAAGATGAATTATTTGACCCCAATTGGATGGATTCTGATAAAATCATTCTTCCTCCTTCAAAACCTTGGGATTATCAACGTGAAATGAAAATTCAAGACGTTGATATATGGGAAGTTTTATATCAAGCAAGTGGTGGAATAGGTTTATATGCTGCTTGGATGCCTTATGCAGAGTTTTACATGATAACTAAAGGGTGGGAAATGTCTGGAAGTTTAATAATTGAAACGCATTATGGGGCAGGTTCTTTAGAAGAAGTTAAAAAAAGAATAAAGCAATTAAAAATACCAGTTCCTCTTAAAGAATTTTGGGTTGAACCAGAAGATATGTGGCTTTATAACAAGTTATAAGTTATTTGTATTCTTTTGGTTTTCTTAAAAATCTTCCATAAGAAGAAACTATTCTAGAGTGTAGTTTTTCATTATTATTAAAGTCTTCAAATGGTTTCATAATTTGATATTCTGCTTTCCAACTATCTCTTTTAAAAGGAATTATTTGAAACATTGGAGTTCCTCTTTCAATTATTCCTTCAAAACCTTCTTTCACTACAAAAGGAGAATTTGCGTGTGTTTTTAAAGAATCTGTATCTATAACACCAGTTATTGTTTTTATTGGTAAATTAGGATAACCTATTGGATGAGTTATTAAGCATGAATAATCTTTAGGTGTTTCAATTACCCATCCGTGATAATACTTAAATACTGTTTTACTAAACCCTTCTGGTATCTCGTAAGAAGAACTTTGAAAATGAGGCCATGCTTCTAGCACACTTACATCTGTTCCCCATTTTATATAAGGACCATCGGGAGTTTGTGTTACTAATAAATCTGCCCAAAGGGTGGCTATGTAGCCAGAAGTAATTCCATCTAAAAGCGGAAAACATTTTTTTGCTGTTACATTTGGCTGAGGACTTAAAGTAAATTTACTTGGATTTCCATAAGAATCACTGTATGGAGACATTTTTTTCCACCACTCTGGTACAAACTCAGAGGCAGGCCTTGGTTTTTCTCTTGCATCCATAACATGAGAGTCAGGAGCAATAAATTTAATTTTTAAGGTTTTTTTCACTTGTTTTCCTTAATCATATTTTTTCTTATGCCAAAATCTATTTTTGTATGAACGCTCTTGAACAGATTTTAATACATTTATTTGCTGTCCCCAGTCTTTTTCAATTGTATATTTATTTATTTTTAATTTCCACTCTTCTCTCTTAATAGGAATAATTTGTGCTATAGGAGTTCCTTTTTCTAAAACTCCTTCAAATTTGTCTCTTAAGAAAAAAGGAAGATTTACTGGAAGAATATTATAAGAATCGGAGTCTACAACTCCTGACATCGTAATAAAAGGTAAATCAAATCTATTTAATGGATGTGTTATAAGAATACTATATCCTGGTGGAGTTTTTATTCCCCATTTAGTTTCAAACTTGTATGGGTCCATCTCATATCCGTAAGGATATTTCATATCTCCTATCTGAACACTTCCATGCGTTGTTATAACTGTCCAATCAACTTCCCAAAACATTCTATGATTGTATTCTAAATTATTTGTAAACGTTATGTCACAGGGTAGAGTTACCATATATCCAGTAGTAAAAGCATCAAACATTGGTATGCACGCTTTTGCTGTTAAATTTGTATTTTTTAAGTTTGGCTGCAAACTTAAGAAAGTTTTATTAATTTTATATGGTAATCTTTTGTATTCTTCAGTTAAGTGGTCTTTTGCTGGCGATGGCGGGTCAATAGATATTTCAGCAGTTTGATTAACTGGAAAAAATTCTATGGTTTTTGATTTTTTAAAATAACCCATCATTTCCTCTATTCTATCATATTTGTCAATTTTTGCAATATGTCTTTATATAACTATTATACATAAATATTTTAATAAAACACGATATTTGCATAAGAGAGTCAAAGATTTTTTTGTTTATATTGTGTAACATAGGTATATGAAAGTAGCCGTATATACCATAGCATTGAATGAAGAACAATTTGTTGAAAGTTGGTATAACTCTGTAAAAGATGAAGCAGATTACCTGCTCATTGCCGACACAGGCTCCACTGATGGAACGGTTGAGAAAGCCAGAGCGCTAGGTATCAATGTTGTTTCTATTTGGGTAAAGCCTTGGCGCTTTGATGTAGCACGCAACGCATCTTTGACCCTTGTGCCACCTGATATGGATTACTGCATTCCACTAGATATGGACGAGATTATGCTTCCAGGCTGGCGTGCTGAACTTGAGAAGGCTTTTGAGGCAAAAGCAACTCGTCCACGCTATAACTACATTTGGAATTGGAACCCTGATGGAACTCCTGGACTTACCTTTGGTGGAGACAAAATCCACGCTCGTCAAGGTTATCGCTGGAAGAACCCTGTACACGAAGTTCTAGTTCCAGACAGAATGCAGGAAATTCAATATTGGACTCAAGCAACAATGGAGCATCACGCAGATGTGACAAAGTCTCGTGGTCAATACCTTGCTCTTCTCAAAGCATCTGTGGATGAAGACCCTAATGATGACAGAAATACTTTTTACTACGCACGAGAGTTGTTTTTCTACAACAAGTTTGCCGAAGCAACAGCAGAGTTCAAGCGTCATCTACAACTAAAAACTGCCCGCTGGGCACCAGAGCGTGCTGCTTCTATGCGCTACATTGGAAAGATAAATAAAGAAGAAGCAGAGTTATGGTTTACCTTAGCCGCAAAAGAAGCGCCAGGAAGGCGAGAGCCGCACGTTGATTTGGCTAAGCATTACTACTCAGTTGGAAAATGGGCTGAGTGCTACGAGCAAGCAATTACTGCTTTAGCAATTATTGAAAAGCCTATGGAGTATCTCTGCGAAGCAGAGGCTTGGGGATATACGCCACACGATATGGCAGCGATAGCCGCATACAACTTAGGTATGTATAAAGAAGCGGTAGAGCACGCAAAAGATGCTTTAGCAATAGCACCAGCAGAAGAGTTAGAAAGACTAAAAAAGAATTTAGATTTCTGTGAGGCAAAACTGTGACAGATTATCCAAATTGGTTTATTGCTGGAAAAGCAGTAGACAACTTTTCTGCTTTTCTACCTAAATATAAAGACACAAAAGTAGATTTTCTTCAACTAGGAGCCTATACAGGAGATGCCACTAAGTGGCTTTTTGAGAATGTTTTACTTCACCCTGAGTCCACACTTACAGATGTAGATACTTGGGAAGGCTCACAAGAGCAGGAACACGAAGAGTTTGATTGGAAAAGCGTTGAAGAGACTTATGATGAGAAAACTAAAGAGTGGGTTGAGTCTGGGCGTCTAACTAAAATGAAAATGACAACTACAGAGTTTTTTAAGACAAACAACAAACAATTTGACTTTGTCTATGTAGACGCAGACCATCACGCTATTGCTGCTCTCAAAGATGGAATAGATGGATACCTATGTCTAAAAAACGGAGGCATTCTTGCTTTTGATGATTACAAATGGGGTCCGCATTTACCTAAATCAGAAAAGCCTGGACCAGGAGTAGATGCTTTTCTTGTTTGCTATGCAAACAAAACTACTGTTTTGGAGAAGGGTTTGCAGGTTTGGTTGAGGAAGATTTCTTAGCCTTACGACGACTCTTCTTTAGTTTTTCTTTTTGTTGTTTAGCAATTCTGTCAGCACGCTCAGTTTTGTAAGCCTCAACAGCATTTGCACTGGTGCGACTGCGCCACGCAAAGCCGCACTCAGTGCAAGTAACAATTTTGGCTGTTGTCCATCTGCCAGTCGTGTCTAATTGAGCAATAGATGTCTCTAGTTTGTTTGGTCGCGCTGTGCAGTATGGACAATTTGGGTATCTGCGTCGTCTAGTTTCTTCTCCTAAATACGAAACAGATAATGCTCTACGAATTTCAACTTCATCTTTTCCGCCCCAAATGCCCCAGATTTGACGATGCTCTAGCGCCCACTGCAAACACTGAGAGCGCACTGGGCACGAAAAACACATATTCTTTGCTTCATATTTTTCAGAAAAGTCTTGGGAAAAGAAATGATTTATATATTTTCTATTGCTTGGGCGTGCGCAAAGAGCATTACGCTGCCACTCTAGGCTATTTGCCGGTTTCCACATATAGTCTAGTTTAGACTATTTAACTAAAAAACTACCCACTAAACACACTATATAACTATTATTTATTTATCTATTTCTACCCACGTTGCTGGTTGTATGTCTTCGACTATATCACCATAATCAGTTTCGCCAAGTTCTGTGCAAACAACTAAATCAAATTCTTCTTCCAGGGCTCCTAGCCAGCCACTAGAAACAATTCCCGTATCTATTGCTTTGAAAGCATCGTTTAGGCTATCAAAAACACCATCTCGTTGAAGTGCTGAAGCCAAGGCTTTTCTAACTAACTCGTTCTCTACATCTATGTGGTCTATTGTGTAGTAAACAATAGGGTTGCTTTTTGTTAAAGAGTAGCCAGAGCCGTCCCACTCAAGCCATAACTCTTGCCCTAGTCGCTTGTCCTTCATCTATTCTTGTTCGTCTTTAGCGTCGTATATATTAAATTCAAAGTCTTTTATTACCCCGTCACTTGTAAAGTAAACAGTGAGAGGGTCACGCATCTCATAGATACCAGCGATAGTAATAGTTCCACACATACAGCAAACTTCCACTGAGCCAGGTTTGAATATCTCTGGGCTATCTACACCAGTCAATTTCATCAATATGTTTCCCTGCTCATTGACGCTCTCTGGCTCCCAACGAGCGTGGTCATCTAACCAGCACGACTCACACAGTGCCACGGGTAGTTGAGCAGGTTTTGCTGCCATGCTCTCAATTCTAGTTGTTTCTGACATCCTAGATTGTGAAAATCACCGTGTTCACGGTAATTCTTTTCTGCTTTCTTATTGCTTCCCGATTCTGAGGGCTTAGACCACCCCATACCCCATGGACCTCGTGCTGTATACCCCACTCAGCGCAGTCAGCGACGTGTATGCACGAGCCACACACTTGTCTTGCTGCGTTGTAGTCCCCAAGTATTTTTGTCTTAGGTCTTACATCATCTCTATCTTCTGAATAAAATAACTCAACTCCAATTTCGGCGCATAGTGGTTGTTCAAATTCCCAAGGTTTTTTTGACACTTTCAACCTTCCCCGTTATCAAGTTTTAGTTCTTTTTGTTCTCTAGCGCTCCCACTTCATAGCCGCAGCCTGCATAGCCAGCAATATCAATCCAAGTGTCTGGTTGGTATCCTGATTTAGAAGCATAACGTGCAACTTTCAAACCTACCATCATCATTGCTACATCTTCATTTGAGATAGGTATTCCTAAAATAACAGACCAAATTTTTGCTGTGCGCTCAAAATTATTTTCTGGAGCGCCATATTGTTTATTTCTATCACTAGAAATAATTTTTGCTGCTTCTCGCAAAGCCTCTACACGAAGCGGATTTTGCTCTGCCGAAGGTTGTTGATTATCTGTTGTCATTTTTTATCCTTGCTGTGACTAGAGCCTTGTACTTTCCTTTTCCTTCTTCTAATTCTTCAACATTTATTTCGTAGTTGAGACTGTTAGGAGAAGTTGGCTTAGAGTACTCTGAAATCTTATCTTCAGCACGCATAATAATCTCTTCATGGCTATCACCGATAACAGAAAAAGAATAAGTAGTGCTTCTCATTAGACAAGTTTCTCCAAATTCTCTGGTTTGAAGTGTGTTCCATCAAGAACTGGGAGTTTGTCGTCGTTGCTCTTCATAATAATGTCACCATAGCGAACACCAACAACTTTACCTCTTCGCCCATTGAGTTTTTCTTTTCCGCTGCCTGAGTCAAAAGCATTAAACTTTACTCGTACAATTTCAGTTACTTTAATTGCTCCTGCTTGTACTGGAATCCAAGTTTCGTTTTTGTTCTCTTTTATGAGTGCGTGACCAAGAGCGAGTTTTCCAAACACCTCAACAATCTCGGCAGCATTTTTGCTATCTTTGTCCTTGAGACTGTTCCAAGTTTCAAGGAGTTGTAAAACAGAATTTGCAACTGCTTTTCTTGTTTTGTTCTGTGCCAATTGTTCTTTTACCCAATCAGGTTTAGCGTCTGACATATTTCCTCCTTCTATGCGTAGGTTTTTTGGAGCAACACATTGCCCAAATCTTCTTTTACAGATGCCCAGTTTGGCAAGTTGTTAATATAAACTTCTTTTTGTACTTTTGCTGTGTCTAATCTTTCCTCTGGGCTCATTTCTTCAACAGAAGCAGGAAGTAAAGACCAATCTGCTCCCATGTATGAGGTGTGGCGCCAATCAGTTACTACTGGAACTCCAACAAACAAGGCTTGGGACAGGCTTGGCATCCACCAAGGGTTTCCGTCCTTATATGTGCTTACAAGGGCTCCTAGTGACCCGCTGAGGCGTTCTAATATGGCTTTATTGCCTTCCCACTTGGTTTCCCTGTAACTCATTGTGGGCTGAACTAAGTTCTCCATCACCATTTGAGACCACTTTGTCTTGACATTATCAATACACCAGTACTCTCCATCAACAGGATATGTTCGGTCTTGTTGAATTTCTAAAAGGTAAGAATCTGGTGAAACTAAAAACAATTTGTTCTTGTCTATGTTCGGGATGTACTTAGATATAACTTCGTGGGATACCCAAGGGTAGGAAGGAACTATAACTCTAGGCCAGGCTTCTGTGTAAAGTTTGTTTATCGCAGTTATAACATTTGCGTAGTTGTTTTGTTCTAATACTAAGTTGTATTCCCTCTTCTTTGAATAAAAGCCTTTTACTAATGATTCAGGGTTTTTATAAATATCGCGTAAGCCACCATAAATTTTATGTGGGTCTGGGGTGTCAATAAATAAAGAGAGGTTTCCTAATTCTAAACAATGCTTTATAACGGAAAGCGCACCGTAAATTCTGTGAGAAGTTACATTTGTTGGGGAAGATAAGCCAACTAATACTGAGTCAAACTGAGATAAGTAGTCTTTGGTTAGTTTTACAGATGGACTATCCCAAACAATTTCACAGCCCAACTCTGTCAGAGCAGAAGAAACAATTCCAGCAAAAGAAGAATTCTTTTCATTTGCATACTTGGATGCGTGTGCTGCTGTACATCCAGTAATAAAAACTTTCATTTCAGTCCTTTTATAGAGGACTACTAGGTGCTGCGTACTTCCCCAAGCCACAGCACCTAGTAATCACATTTGTTAGAACGGTGCTGCTGGAGCCGCTGCTGGCGCTGGAGCAGGTGCTGGTGCAGGTGCTGGCGCTGGAGCAGGTGCTGGTGCAGCAGCAGTGGCTGTTACTGCCGATGCTGTTGCTGAAGTAAGAACTGCTGGGTAGTAGTTCTTGATTTCGTTCTTCTTTTGTCCTTGCCAAGTGCGTGTACCGACTTGTGCACGGAAACGACGACCAACAAGAATTTGCTCAATCTGAGCATTTGTTGGTTGCGGTTGCTGCAAGAAATATTCACGAGGCAAACCAAGAGCGTGCATCTTCTTGAAGAAGATACCTAGTGCTGCTTGACTGTCTGGAGATACAACTAAGTTGTCCCAAACAAGGCGCTTGTTGTGAGCACCGCCCTCAACTTGTGCCTTGACTGCGAACATTGTTTTGCCGCTTTGTGAAACCTTAGCGGTTGCTTCTAGCACCACAAGGTCATAGTCGCCGTCTGGAAGAGCATCATACGTTCCAGTTTCGCCGGCTTCTTTGATGAGGTCACTCCAATTGAGAGTACTCACGCTGTTACCTCTTTCTTAGTAGTTGTTGTTGCTGTTTGTCTTGGACCAAAAATGATGTCAAGCATTCGGTCTATAGACAAATTCTCTTGTTCAACGATAGCGCCGAGGCGTCCTTGGACACGCTCACCTGCTTCGTATTCATGTGTTCGTTCTACATACATACGACGAACTTTTTGTGGTGGCTGCATTGGGTCAATACTCTGAAGAGTTTCAACATTCAAAGCACCAAGAATGTCATAGAAGTAAGGTGCTTGGATTGCCAACTGTCCTTGTAGATAAGGGCGATGACGTCCATCTTGGCTTGTTCGTGACATAGCCGTTAGCACTACTGCTTCTAGTGGATTTGTTGGGTGCATAGTCAAATCGCGGAGGTCGCGTAGAAGACCGCCCATGTGACGAAGTAATTCGCCCCACTGCTGCATCTTCATTTGCTCAGTTCCAGCAATTGAATCCATACACTTAACTTGTAGTTCAGAGATTGAATCAATAATCAAACTCTTGAAATGATGGCGACCTAGTTGTAGCCATTGATATGTCTTGATAACTGTATCGTAGTCACGAACAGTAACTACAACTGTGTCCCAAGTTCCATCTGCGATTGGTGGTTCCTCACGCAGTGGGTCCCAATACTTGACAACGATAGGC